AAATCCTGGAAGTAAATTAAAAACAGCCGTAACTGGAAAAGTGAAGCCAGGATCAAAAGCTGCTAATCGTAGGAAGTCATACTGCGCTAGATCACTAGGACAATTAAAAAAGTCATCAGCAAAAACTCAAAATGATCCTAACTCACGAATAAGACAGGCACGGAGAAGATGGAAATGTTAAATGAGAACAGCTATATTAGACGCGTTAGAAGCTAGATACGAAGCACACATTGCTGAAGCGCACGCAACAATAAAAATATATTTAGAAAATTCAGTAGGTATTGGGGAACACCCACAACATATTGATGAACTAGACAAACAATTCGAAAAGATTGCTAGTGCTGAAGAAAAATTAAAAGCATTGGAAGATTTTAGAATAGAAAGAAAGGAAATGTAATGGAAGACGGATTAACAATACTATCAAAAATACAAAAAACAATGAGAGAAAATCTACAAAAAGTAGGTGACATCTTGATAAGTGGTGGCGTTGACAACATGGAAAAATATCAGTATATGTTAGGTCAAGCTAGAACGTATCAAATAATGTTACAGGAAATCTCTAACCTGCTAGATAACAAGGAGCAAAAAAATGAACAAGGAACAGTCATCGACCTCAACTCAAGAAGTCCCAAAGCATAAGTTTGCATTGGAAGAAAAATATAAAGAAAATAAAAAAAACAAACCTAAAGAAAAAGATTTAGCTAATGCTGAATTAACTAAATTACCTAATCCTACTGGATGGAGAATTTTAGTTCTACCTTTTAAACAAAAAGAAAAAACTAAAGGTGGTATTATATTAGCAGACGACACTATTGAGAAATCTCAAATTGCATCTAATTGCGGTTTGGTTTTAGCAATGGGTCCACATTGCTATGATAAAGAAAGATATCCCGAAGGCCCGTGGTGCAAGAAGGGTGATTGGATTATCTTTGCTAGATATGCAGGATCAAGAATACAGATAGACGGAGGGGAAGTAAGATTGTTAAATGACGATGAAATTTTAGCAACCGTTAATAACCCCGAAGATATATTTCATCAATATTAATCATAGAAGGAGATAACTATGCCAGAAGAAAATAAAAAAGTAGAAGAAATGGTCGACATAGATAATTCAGGACCTGAAATAGAAGTTAACATAGAAGAAACAAAGGAGAATGAAAATAATGAAACTATTAACAACGATAATAAGTCCGATGGTACACTTTCGAAATCTGATGAGCAGTTGGATATTCGAGTTGGCGAGGACGACAAAGAACCAGTTGCAGAGAAAAAAGAAGAAACTAAAAAAGAAGAACTAGAACAATATAGTGATGGCGTTCAAAAAAGAATTGCAAAACTTACTAAAAAATGGCGAGAAGCAGAAAGACAAAGAGAAGCTGCTTTAGAATATGCCAAAGGTGTGCAAGATGAACATTCTAAACTAAAAACAAAAGTATCTAATCTAGAACCTAGTTATGTTAATGCAATGGAAGGTAGAGTTGTATCTGGTTTACAAGCAGCACAAGCAAAATTAGTTGCTGCAAGAGAAGCTGGAGATATTAAATCTGAAGTTGAAGCACAAAAAGAAATAGGTAAATTAGGTGTTGAAGAATCAAGAGTTGCTGGAATGAGACAAAGAGTGGCAGCGGAGATGAAACAAGTACAACAACCTGTAAAAACATTAGAAGAATCTATAGCACCAACACAAGCTGCACCAGATCCAAGAGCCGAAGAATGGGCTGACAAAAACACTTGGTTTGGTCAAGATAGTGCTATGACGTACACTGCTTTTGATTTACATGAAAAACTAACCAAGGAAGAAGGGTTTGATCCTGCTTCAGACGAATATTATGCTGAAGTAGATAAAAGAATGAGACTTGACTTCCCGCATAAATTTGGTAAAACCGAAACTAGGGAATCGACTAAACCTACACAAACTGTAGCGTCAGCTACGCGAAGTGTTAATAATAGTCGCAAAACAGTGAGGCTCACACCGTCTCAAGTAACAATTGCTAAAAAATTAGGTGTGCCACTAGAACTTTATGCGAAACAATTAAACATCACGAAGGAGAGATAAGCATATGATAAACGATAAAAAAATAGACTCCCGTGCGAGCCAAACAAAAGTTAAAGAACAAAAAAGAGTTTGGACTCCACCATCATCTTTAGATGCACCACCCGCACCAGATGGATTTAAACATAGGTGGATAAGAGCTGAAACGATGGGTTTTGACGACACATCAAATATGTCAGCTAAACTACGATCAGGTTTTGAATTGGTTAGATCCGATGAATATTCTGATATAGATTATCCAACTGTTAATACTGGTAAATACAAGGGAGTGATCGGAGTTGGCGGCCTACTGCTAGCAAGGATACCAGAAGAGATTGTAGAAGCGCGCAAGGAGTATTTTGAAAAACAACTTCAAGATAGAAATAACGCGATTGATAATGATCTTATGAAGGAGCAGCATCCAAGTATGCCTATCAATAGTGATAGACAGACTCGTGTAACCTTCGGTGGTACAAAGAAAAGTTAATTTTTTAGCAATTCTTACCAACGATTTAAATTAATCGTTTGCCTTCGGGCAGACAAACGGAGATAATAACATGGCAAATAAAGATGCAGCTTTTGGTTTTAAACCGACAAGACACTTGTCTGGTGGACTAATCAGAGCAGAAGAGTATGCAATTGCTAACAACGCGTCAGGTTCAATTTTTACTGGACAAGTCGTTGAAGCAGTAGCAGGTGGTGGTATTGAACCAGCAGCAGCGGGAGACACACAACAATTGGGTGTATTCGGTGGTTGTTTTTTTACTGACCCCACAACAAGTAAACCTACGTTTAAAGCGTCATACACACAAGTCGCAGCAGCGGATATAGTAGCTACAGTTCATGTAGATCCTAATATCGTGTATGAAGTACAGCATGATGGTACTGGAACAGCGGCGATGAATAATTCAGCTTTTGATTTTACAGGAGTAGCAGGAAGCGCTCTTACTGGACAATCAACTTCGGAGTTAGACACGTCTAGTTCAGGAACATCAGGCGGTTTTAAACAAATCGGTATATCAAAAGATCCTGACAATAGTGATGTGGCTTCAGCAAATGCAAATGCATATGTTGTATTCAACACTGGCGAACATGTCTTTAAATTAACAACAGGCGTATAATAGGAGTATAAATTATGGCTATATCAAGAGCACAACTAGTTAAAGAACTAGAGCCAGGTTTGAATGCATTATTCGGCTTGGAATACAAAAACTACGCAGATGAGCATGCTCAAATTTTCGATGTCGAAAATTCGGACAGAGCTTTTGAAGAAGAAGTAATGTTAAGTGGTTTCGCAAACGCTTCAGTAAAACCTGAAGGTTCAAGCGTTAACTACGATACAGCACAGGAATCTTTCACTGCTAGATACACACACGAAACGCTTGCTTTAGCGTTCTCAATCACTGAAGAAGCGATTGAAGATAACTTGTACGATAGACTTGCGTCTAGATATACAAAAGCATTAGCTAGATCAATGGCAAATGCTAAACAAGTTAAAGCAGCAAACGTACTGAACAACGCGTTCAGTTCGTCTTTCACAGGTGGTGATGGAGTAGAACTTTGTTCTGCTGTTCACCCAATTGTGGCTGGAACGTTCAAAAATGAACTGTCAACTGCAGCTGACTTAAACGAAACTTCGTTAGAGCAAGCTCTTATTGACATCGCAGCAATGACTGATGAAAGAGGCCTAAAAATTGCAGCTAAAGGAGTTAAAATGATAATTCCTTCTGCGCTTCAATTTACTGCTGAAAGACTTATGAAGTCTCAAGGTAGAACAGGTACTGCAGATAATGATATCAATGCAGTTGGTAACATGGGGATGATTCCTCAAGGTTATGTAGTTAATCACTACTTAACTGATACTGACGCATTCTTTATCAAGACTGATGTTCCTAATGGATTAAAAATGTTCGTTAGATCACCAATCAAAACTGCAATGGAAGGCGACTTCGAAACTGGAAACGTTAGATACAAAGCTAGAGAGAGATATTCTTTTGGATTCTCTGACCCTAGAGGTATCTTCGGATCACCAGGAGCAGCGTAATCGTAATAATTTTGTGGCGGACATAGTTCCGCCACACTTTAAATATAGAAAGACAAAACATGAAAAATACCTCTATCAACATTTGGGCCTACAATTATCACGCTAAATTTAATATTGAGCATGATGAAGATACAGCTGAAAGTGTTGAAAAAGCAATACTTGACAAGCTAGGAGAAAAGAGTATAGTTTGGGAATATCTCGGAGATGCATATCATTCGGGATTAAATAGAATAACTTATGAAGAGGTTATCGATGATACAAGACCTGTACAAACAAAAAAGGTCCTTGGAGTTGAAGTGGCAACAGGAGCACCTAGATAATAATAGGTATACTCTTGAGATGGTTAAGATAGATGACAAAGTTAAAAGAGTTATCACTGACATCAAGCTGGAAGAAGCAGCTATTGCACATAGACAGAATCAAGTTGAGGATGTCACTCCACAAGTTTCTGTAGCTACTTAAGTCACAAAGCTACATCGCTGAAATCGCACTTTTATTACAGGGTCTCTTGCACTCTATTAAAAACTGTTGTACAATTACCACACTATATAAAAAATAAATTTTAAATGTAGACGCGTATAGTCGACATCCCTAGGGACTACATTTATATATATCTAGGAGGATATTAATATGGCTAATACAACATTTAACGGCCCAGTAAGAGCAGAAGGTGGATTTAAACAAATCACTAAAAATGCTACAACTGGTGCTATTACAGATAACCTTACAGTAGATTCAAGTGGTAATCTTTCGGGTACTGGTACAGAAATAACAGGTTTTACTGTTCCGACAGTAACAATTTTAGCAGCTTACAGTTCTGGTACAGTGCTAACAGCGTCACAATCAGGATCTATTGTAACTTTTCCTGCAATGGATGGTGCAGCAACTTTATCACTTCCAGCAGCAGCTGATTGTGTAGGGTCTACTTTTCATTTTGTAATGTTAGGTACAGCAGGTAATGATGTAGACATTATTACTAATGGATCTGAAAAAATTATAGGTTGTGTACCAAAAGGTGATGGTGACAACGTAGGAATTTCAGATGCAAATGATTCTATAGGTTTTGATGCAAACGCAGTTGTAGGTTCAAGTTTTAAAGTGACTTGTATTTCAGCTACAGCAGCACTAGCTTTCCTTGCACACGACATCATTGATGGACTTGCAGCGAATGTTGGTTCAATAAATCTTAAGTAATAAATAATTAATGTGGGGTTTCGGCCCCACAGTTTCTTAATTAAGGAGGGAAACACATGGCAGACGTAGTAACAGGACCAGAAGTCCTACAAGAAAATGACAAACGAGTAACACTAAAAATAGTTGTTGAATCAGACGGAAACGGCAGCACAACAGTATTTTTTGATTCTTCAGCTAGATTAGTTAATGGCGCTGCATCACTTGGAACCTTACAAAGAATATGGTTTTCATGTTCTCCAGGAAATGGTTTTGATTCGTTTGCGCGTTTAGATTTTGAAGATTCTGACGGCGATAGACCTTTATTAGGATTAACTGGCGCAGCCTATTGGGATTTTAGAGAGTTTGGTGGATTGCCACCAAGCACTGATGCTAATACCAATGGTGATATTAATTTTGTTGTAGCGGCAGCCGCTGACGCTGGCAACATGTACACAGCAATAGCAGAATTTATTAAGACACCTACATAGGAGGGTAACTAATGGCCAATACAACTTCAGGCACAGTTACTTTCGACAAAACTTTTGCAGTAGATGAAATTATTGCAGAAGCATATGAACGAATAGGTTCACAAGTAACTTCTGGATATCAATTAAAAACAGCAAGACGTTCTTTAAATATAATGTTTCAAGAATGGGGAAATAGAGGTTTGCATTACTGGGAAGTAGGGGAAGCTGATATTAATCTTGTTGAAGGTCAAGCAGAGTATATTTTCTTTAGAGCAACTTCTGATGGCAC